CATAACTCCCTAATACATTTTTCCAATAACCATTCTGATATAAGTAATCTAAATTATTACTGTAATAATACGATGAAGCTTCACAGATTTTAGCTTTCTCTTTAATTGCGTGTAGAGTTGCTATATAAGGATGTAGTTGACCTAGATCGTGATAGTAATCTGGCCTACTACCTTTTTCTGGGTATTTAGCATTCGATTCTACCCGTCTCCACCCTCTACACGGGAATGTATTACTTACCCATAGCCCAGAAAAATAATGGCTTGAATCTAAGTTTTCACAACGATCATATATTGGATGAATGTTGTTGTAATCAGGAATTGGAACGTATTGTTGTGACGAAGGTATTAAGCCTAGTGGCAAGAACCCTAATGATGAAGTTAGAGATCTTTCTGGAGTTGAAACATCCATTGTAACGGGCATGTTGAACCCAGTGCGATCATAATAACCAATCTTAGGTAATATAAACTTTAAGTTTCTTCTTCTGTGATTTCTTCTAGGTAATGATGCCGTCGTCCCAGAATAATTTACAAGAGGATCAATTAGCGAATCCACGTTCCATCTAGAGAACGTTGGAGTGCTTGAAGGAGTTAGACCTCTCTTGTAAGTAGACATAGCCAAAGCTGATGATGCATAACCAGCAATAGCAGCACTTGGAGTAGTCAATATTTGATCAAAGTCCAAGCTATCATAATTCAAATAAGGGAATACTACATTTGAGAATTTATCAACGTCTGCTCCGCTAATGTCAGCGTTTATCTGAGGTATAGCGTGAGCAGGAACAAAGTCCTTTACTATATCCGAGACTATACCGAGAGCTTCTCTAGAGTCTATATCCTGCGAATTCTTGGTAAAATCAAATTCATTAGCATTGAACTCTATTCTAAAGTGAGATGACTTGCTGCTCCACAAAGGTAGGTATTCAACCTTTTTATTTGATATGTCTAATATGACTTCATCCCAGTTTGGTGGGTATTGGGCTGCAGAAGTAAATATTAAGAACTTGTTATCAAATCTAATATCATCTTGGGCAAATACAGTATTCTGCCTTATGTAGTCAGTTACCTTGTTTGCAAACTCATTTGTAACACCAAAGCAAACAAGCTTGTCACCTATTGAATTTATTAAATCATTTGTTAATATGGTATTTACATAGTATGGGTATTCTTCAAACGGTGGGACCGGGAACGTCCTACCTCTGTAGTTAAATACGAATGAAGAAGTCCCTATTGGGAATTTACTGTAATTACCTATAAAACTATTAGGATCTAAGTAGGCTTCATTATTTGCAATAATAAAGTTTGAAGAGAACTCTAGAGCTAGTTCGTAAAGTATTTGATCTACGACCAGTTTAACATTCTCATCCATGCTACTGATATTGTAATGACTTACCTTCAGCTTATTAGCAATATCTCTCGTCCAGGAATCAAAGCTAGATAGCATCTTTGATTCTGTAGCCAGAGCGTAATACATCAAGAATGGAACATACGATTCCCATAGCTCCGAAATTCTAGAGCTTACATCAAAGCTATCTTGATTGAATACGCTGTTGATTGCATATTGAATAGACTGTTTAGTTCCAACCCTTTTGTAAACTTCTATTGCGTTTACTATTTGAAGTCTCCACTTGTCTGGATCTGATCCAAATAGCTTCCACCCTATAAGCTCTGCTAAATATTTTAGATACTCTGGTGGGCATTGATTAACGTCATACAATACAGCTAACTTATCAGCATCACTATTGTAATCTGAGAATCCAAATGAGAATGCTTTTATTAGCCTAGTAAACGGACCTTCCTTCCTAGTGTCGCGCAAGTAATATCCGTTAGTTAATAAATCATCTATGGCATCTGCGACCTTAGTATCCCCACGATCCATGAACGCAGGGGAGTAAACTATATCTATCAGGGTCTTTAGCTTATCTAATTGCTGAATTCCACTAGTATATTGATTATTGTTATTGAGTGGTGGAGTAAACCCTACAGGTAAGAATCCTTTGGAAGCCCATGATGGATTACTGTTATAGTTTCTCCAGACATACTCAGTAAGACCCTTCATGGCATCATTGAGTAGTATCGGTTTACCTTGATATAATGTTCCTACTAGTAAATCATGAACATAAGCCGAAGAGTTGTAAGTTGGAGATCCACTAAGGTTTAAGAAATATAACCAAGATAGAGTTTGAATTAAATATTCTGCTCGGTCATCATCACTGTTTAAGTTACCAAAGTGTAGTGTTGGATTGTTTAATCTGATCCCCGGTAACAGTGTATTGCTTACAAAGTATGAGAACTCTGCACTAGTTTCAAAGTCTCTAAGTGAATACCCATCAAAAGAATCACCAGATAAATTATTCAGTATATTTCTTTCAAAATCTATAGGTTCAATATTGGTTAAATTATTTTGCTTGATAAAGAAGTTAGCAATACCTGATGGCGTATTTATTGAACTGTATTGTGTAGTTGTTAAATAATTTAAAGATATATTAATTATTGAACTAAAATTATTGATTATATTTAGATGTGAATTTATTACTTGATCAAGGATATCAACCGTAGCATCTGATACTAATTTCTCATCCTCTTCAAAATAGATTGAAGGGATAACGTGCCTCAGTGCATCATCATAATTAGACTTATGATATTTTCTTGTATCAATAAAATAATTAGATGTGGACTTAGACATATACCATGTTTATTGTAAAGTTATTTAATTGTGAAATCTCATTAAAGTTAAACTTCACAACATCTTTTATATTATCTACTGTTGCATATCTTACTTCGGGAATTTCAAATATGTAATTCATTAAATCTTGTGGATCAAATTCTTTACCGAAGTCATTATTGTCAACATTGAAATATTCTAAAATTTTATTAGAGATCTTAACTCTAATAGTGTCTTCCAGAGTTTTATATTTTCTATCTAATCTTGCAGTTATTACAAGATCCAAAGTTCTTATTAATCCATCTACAATAATGACCTCATCAGTCATCATCTTAAGTTTGCTTGCTTCTTCTGCTAATTGTCTCTTGAATTCTGGAGTAGACTTTCTTAGTTGAAAATCGCTAGCCTTTTCAAGAACATAAATATCAATTATATTTGCAGATGAGTAAGCTCTTCTAACTATAGCATTCGCCTTGCCAACAGATCCATAAGAAGTAATATAGCTGTTAGCAAATGCTTTGTAATCCTGAAGAGTAACTAATCTATTTTGTGATCTAAATCTTAGTGGGGCATATCTCTTTGCATGGGCGATAGACTCAGCTTCAGCACCACCAGTTCCTTGGCTAACATTCTCAACCGCTAAAGTGAGGGATGATGTAGACCCAATTCCTCGATCATGTATTGCTTGAGATTGCGCGTTAATTAATTCATTAACTATATTGCCGCGGGTTCCACCACCAACGCGATAAATAATTGTATAAGTATCGCCAACACTTGGAGCTTTGCCTAGGTTGGAATCTCCAAAGATAATTCTACCGCCATAATTATTATCTGAGATGACCTGGAAGATCTTATCGTCAGCGCCAGACGCATAGAAGAAGCTGTCAACGTATCTATACGCCCCGCTGGTGCTTGGATTTCCATCTACGAATACTTGGACACTCCCCTCAACTACGGGAGATTGGGTTAGGTTTACAGACTTTATAGACTCTGAGTTTGAGAACGTTCCTTCGTCAATAACGAGAGCACCTTCTAGCAAAACAGCATTATTGAATGATGTTCCACTGGCATTCTCAGAAGGGTAAAAAACTAAATTGCCAGTATTGTTAGCTAAATCAATATCACCATCAGAGGCAACTTTGTATAAAGTATACGTTAATGGGAATCCATCCTGGGGTGAGTTTATGGTTATAACTCTGCTAGCAGGTTCTACAGTTAGTTTACTATTGGCAGACCAAACAATACCATTAGTTAAAGTTAACTTAGCGTTGGCAGCAGCGGACAAAGGTCCCTTCATTCTTACGCCAATCAACTCTATTAATTTTCTTACACTATCCCGTTGCTTGGCAGTCTTCAAATAACTTTCATTAGCTAAAAAGTCTGTCTTATAAGATAAGACATGCCCCATGTAGGCGACAAGCTCTATCATCATCATGCCCAAGTCTGATTCTGCATAGTAATTATAATCTAAAGGATATACAGCCTTAATGTAATCAATTAATGCTTGTCTTAGATTTAAGAAATCGGTTGCTGCAAAGTTAATTAACTTTTCTTTATCAGCATCCTCAACCTTTGCTAACTTTAAAAAGTCTGAATATAATTGACCAGTGTATGCCATTAGAATAAGTCTACCTTAACATCAAAAGTTATTTCTTCTTGTTCACGAAGAGCACAGAACAAATTTATAATCAAGTAGTTTCCACCACCCGCAAACCTCTCATCGCCTGGAATTACTTGTATTTTTAATACTTGAATGTTCCTGGCATATGCATTTATTGAATCTAAGATCTCACTTCTTACCTGATTTAATAAAACTTGATCTAATGGCTCCATTAGATACTTTTTAATATTTGTTCCAAAGTTTGGCAACATTACTCGTTCACCACGGTTAGTAAGTAATAATTGCCTTAAATTATCTTTAATTAATTGTAAACCACTGCTCTTTTTAATGTAACCGCCATCGGTGTTTAGTCCGATGGGGAATCTCATGCCGTTAGCCGTGTCCTTAGTTTTCTTTATATCCTGCTGGGGAACTTTGGATGGGGCAACGCCGTATAGAGTTGAGTTTGTGGAATTTACCATTTTAATTAAATAAACCTATTAGTATATATTATAATCCAGAAGTATCTATGTTTTTAAAGAATTCTTTCTGGGCATTATAATTAATTACCACTTCCTCTTGAGTTAAGGGCTTCTTATAAAGTTTAAAGCTTCCTAGATATCCCTTGAGTCCACTTATTTTACCTCCATACGTTCCACCCATGAAGTTCCCATACTGACTCATGCCATCCGTATATCCACCCCCAAGAATCCAAGGAGTGAAGTAATTATTAAGTTTAGGACCAGTCTTTAAATCAGCCGAAGCGTATTGACCTACTGTTCCAGACCTATACTCAAAGCTGTTACTCTTTTTGAATGAAGGTATCTTTGGCATGTTATTAGGTTCAACTCCAAAGACTTTATTCATGGATGATGTGGTTGTGTTTACACCATCTAAATAGAACTTAATCTCATCCTTGTATGGGTTAAAAGTAACGCTAATATGGCAGAAGTCTTCCCCGCACGAGGAGAATGCTACACCATTAGAGTTGGTCCAAACATTCTGGGTCATGCAGTGGAAAGTAGTTCCACTATTACAATTTAAATAGTCTTGGAAGTTTCTACTAACAAAGCCAGCAGCCGACAAACTTAAAGATTGAGTTGGTGCCAGGAAGAATGATACGCCACCACTTGGGTTAAGAGAACTATCGTTGCTTGGCTCCAGTGAACTAACTAATCTCCTGTCTCTTGTAAATCCCATCACAAATCCATTAACTACGTTATCACCAAAGTTGAATGAGTAAGCTTGCTGGTTATTTGATGAGCTTAAACTACCTAGAGCACCTACGTTCTCGTTTGCTAATATTAGTCTATACAATCCTGATGCATTATTAGCATTGAATCCTGCACTGACATTGTTTAACTTAGGAACGTGAACCCAGAAGTCTATTGTCGCCCCATTCTTATGATACAGTAAATCATTGAAATCATTCTTATCTGGGAGTTTAACAAATGAACCTACAGATGAAGCATAGTTTGTATTTGAACTATGGTGTTCAGTTATACCCTTTAAGTAAGCAATACCCAATCCATGGCCAAACACAGAGCTAATACTCTTAGCGACTAACTGAGCATAACCTTCCTGAATAGGTGATGCATAATTTCTGAGAGTAAAATTTGTAGAGCTTGGAGTTTCTATGTTGGTCTCCAAGAAATTATACATTGCATACAAGGAGTCATTAACTACTTCATCGGTGACGTTTATTGTAGCTGCACTGGTAACGACAATGCTACTCCCGTCATGGACAATTGCACCCTCACCAATATCAGTAATAAACAGGTGATCAACTACAGTATTCTTGGAGTTCTCTGGCGCAACTACAAATATAGGCGCTGTCACTGGCATGACTGATCCAGATACTTCAGCTTGGCTAAACACTAAAGCCTTCTGCTTTTGTAAGTCTATAGATAAGTTTATACCCTCTAAGTAGGAGAAGTCATTAATTGGAACTTCACCAGGGCTGTATATTGCTTCGCCCTTGTATATTGCAGGCATCTTCACAGCTAATTCAATCTGCTTCTTTCTCTTGTTAATCTTCTCCTGAAACATTGCATTCTCAGAAATTAAAGATTGTTTTAAATTATAAACAACAGCTTGTGAAGCGCCTGAGTTCTGGGTTTGAACTATATCAGCGGATAGATCGTAAATTCTTTTATTTCTTTGTCCAATTATGTCTTGAAGGAATCCATCCTCATCATAATACTCTTTAAATACTGTGGACTCGTCAATAGAGTTTGGATCTAGGATAGTGTTAAAATAAAGATCTAAATCTTTAGTAGAGAACCCTTTACCTCTACCACCTAGATTTGGATCATGCTCAAATCTCCACCTGTCCTGAGGCTGCAGTTGGCTTTCTCTAAATGCAATCTCAATCAAAGCTGGCTTCAATCCACTGACTTGAGAATCAAAGTATAGACCATCTCTTGAGAATATAAACTGACCCGACTTCGATTTAGGAGGTCCATAAACTAATCTAAATACTTCAGCTTCTTGAGCCTTAGTTTCATAGAACTCTGGGGTTCCTACAGGCAATCCAGTTCCTGAAAGTATGGTAGCATACTCAGGCTTGAACACTGGCTCTAAGGTTGGATCTTGTTGTCTTGCAGCCAAAGTTTTACCAATTATATTTCTTAAATTATCAATCTTGTCAATAAAGTCTAAAGCACTAATTACTCTCAATCTATCTGCAGCATACTCTGAATCTATTAATTGTTGGTAAGCTTCAGGATCTAGGCTAGCTAATTCCTCCCGTCTTTTCGCGGCACTACCACCAGTATATTTTAATTTATCTGCGTAACTTTTTACACAGTTTTTAATATCATTAAATTGATTAATTAATCCATTAACATTATTGTATAGTTGGCCACCCTGCTGTGCTACATCACCTAAAGCATTTAGGAATCCTCCTAAAGCACTTTCTTCCTCACCCTCATTCTTATCTAAACCGTCATCACAAATGTCTGAAATAAATTTAAAAATACCTTGATCAAGTTCATATTCAATAACCCCATTGCTCCAACGGAGTTTATTAGCAACTCCCTTTACGACATCATCAGCCCTATCTTTACTTCCCTTGGCATCTCTGTCAATATTTTTAAGAATAGTTGAAGATATTAAATCCGTTAAATCTTGAGTTAAATTTAGTAAGCAGCTTGGGAAGCCAAATGAAGTTTCTATAGCCCCAGTAAGACCGTTAAATCCTCCAAGGCCTCTAGCCGACGTAGCTGCAAATGTTTTTAAATCAAATAAAGCCATAATTATTGTCCTGTTGGGAACTGTCCAGAATCCTGAGAAGGTTGCAGATCAGGGGGTAATATGGGATTTTCCTGATATGGATGTTTCTTTGGATCTTCTATATCTAGGGTAGGTGGATTAGCCCCTGCACCCCCTGGCTTGTTTAAATGCAAATCTGCACTACCATCACCTAGATCAATTCCTCCAGCACCTTCAGCTTTGATAGATCCACCAGCCTTCATATTAATATCCCCAGCAGTATTAAAATTAATATTAGCTCCATCAAAATTGATATCCCCAGTTGCCTTTACATTTACATCACCTTCAATTCTTATTTCTAAATTCTTTTTAGCATAAATTCTAATCTCACCACTAGAATTTAATTGTATTAAACTATTTCCTCCATAGGTAGTTACAAATACTGATCCTGATGCCGCTGGGCCCCCATCGGCCCACAAATTAACATGCCTATTAACACTATTTAAATTTACATTACCAGATTGCTCTATATTATTTGCATCTGCATTAATTCCTGTAGAGTGATTATAAAGTGTTAAATCTCTACCATCAACAACGGTAACAAAATATTCACCCTCTCTGGTTGTCCACCTTTGGGATATTTTAGTTTTCAAATCTAAACTTCTGGCAGAGTGTTGCTGGGTAGCCTCGTCAGTTAAAGTAAATCCATCGCCACTTCTGTTTCTAATAATGATGCAATCCATTTTAGGGACATCACTTAGAATTACTTTGTGATTTGCTGCAGATTTTAATTCAACCTTTGCTGATAGCTGATTTTTATCGTGATAATTAGATACTTTTAATCCAGCTCCCTTAGAATCTTTAAAAGTTAATGAATGAGAATTACCAGACTCATCAAACATTAATGAATCATTAACTACAGGATCTTTTAAAGTATCATTCTTTATCCCCAGTGTTTTTTCATTAGCTATTAATGTATTTAAATAATAATTCGTATTTAAAACATCATCCTGAAGATATAAAATTTCAGAGCCTTCTTGGGGAACAGCAACAATACCACCCTCGTTTCTAGTATGATATGGTGAAGTTAGGTTAACTATGTCTGGCCTTGCTTCAATAGAATTTCCAGATTGAGATTCTTTTACTTCAAGAATTCCATTAGTTGTCCAATGAACTACACCTCTTTTTATCTTCATAACACATTAATCCTTATATACCCTAGGCCCAAAAATTTTAGTATTTACATTATCATACATTAAAGAATAAGTAGACAAACCTAAACTTTTGGCTAGTTTATTTGATTCTCTTAAATTATAATTTAAATCCTCGTTCAATGCTGTTTTTTGTTCCTCAGTAGGTTCAATAGTCTTATTATTTAAAGTAGAGGCATCGTCCAAGGATAAAGTATTTCTAGCTAATTTAAATTCAGAATAAGCTTCTTTAGTAGTAATAGTATGTTTAAATCCTAGAATTGTATAAAGACCATTATAAAATTCATTTTGATTTGCTTTTTCAAAATTAGCTGGATTTGAATTTGTGGGATCTATAAAATTTGTTCTTTTTCCAAAAACAAATGCTGGCATTGACACAACGTTCCACCCACTTAAATGGAAGTAAGGTAGGGTCCTTAATTTAAGAGTTAAGAAATTATCCATCATGTATTTAAAAATATCACCCTGAATACTTTCCGAGCTTGGGCCATTTATAGATGGAATTAATGAAGTTTGAACTTCGCTGTTACCGCCTGGATCTTTTAGCTTATTAGTTCCAATAATAAAAGATGCTAAACTGAATAATGCTTCCGGGTTTACTTTAGAAAACGTCTTACCTTCTCCTACTGAATCCATTAGCTTAGAAGCTACCATAGCATGTAACTTAGTAATACTATCCTGATTCAATATACTAACGTAAGGTTTTAATTTTTGTAACTCAGGATTTATGCTAGTATTTATTAAATCTAATTCTACTTTTTGAAATTTTTCTCCAAGTGCCTTTTTTGATTCTTGATCTAACTTAGATAGTTCCTTCTGTATATCCTCTATTTTAGCTCTGATTACATGCCTATCAATAGACTCACCTAGCGATCTTACAATTGTATCATAATTTTGATAAACTGCATTAGCAAAATATCTGGATCTATTGTCTCTTACCGCAGCTAGCACTGATGTCCAATAATTTTGATTCATATCTATCTCTAACTCTAAAACATTAGAGTTAAAGAAATTGTAAGTAAATAAAGGAACATCAAATTTTTTGGCTATTGCTATACCATCTAGTAGTATAGAACTTCTTGGATCACTAATACTATTAGCTAGCTCATCAATATTAACATCTTCACCAAAACAAGAATTGCTTCTATTGTTATATAACAATTCATAAACTTTCTCTCTGTAACCCTTGTTATCAAATTTATTAATTAGTGGATCTTTTTTCCAGAATGAATATTTTGATTTATAGTATATTGCCTCATTTAATGCAGTAGTTTGATTTACATATAAGTAATCAAAAATCATCTGATCAAATCCAAAAATTACACAAGGTTCTTTATCGTTTTCTATTAATCCAGCTTCTTTCCAAATTTTTAAAAGTTCAGTATTATTTTCTTCAAAACATATTATGGTTCCAGCTAAACCATTTATTAAATTTTTTATACCAAGCTCTAGTATATCAAAAGGTGCTCTCCAATTTGGTATATTTGGTTCAACTTTATTAATTGGACTTTCAGAACTTCCAGTATCCTTAGACTCTACCGTCAATAATGCTCCGAGGTCTTCAGATTTTGAGTTATACTCATACCAACTGTTTTTAATATCTACTTTTACATCAGTATAACCAATACCAATTTCTCTTAAATTTGCTAATTTAACTTCTCTAAAAAGATCTTCATATTTAGAACTCTTAGATAAATCAACAAGTTTTATTCCAAACTTTTCATTTAATAATTTTGCAAATACATTAGTGTGAGTTGTATTTAAATTATCAAAAAAACTTTCATCTTCTTTAACAGTTTTCTGATGCAATTCATCAAATTGTTTAGATATATCAGGTAAAAATATTAATATATTTTTATTAAGGGATACGTTGTGTATGTAATCTTTAAAAACATTATACATTATTTTTTGAGCTACTTCACCATGCTCATAAAGAATTACATTACGTTCTTTCTCTTGTATTTTATATCTTCCAACTGTTTTTATGTTTGCTCCACCTAAGTAAGCATACTTGTATGGGTTACCAGCGTTATTTGCGTCTGGACCTATCTTTGATCTAAACAAATAACAATTAGAGGGGAATACATCAAAAATGTATTCTCTAATAGTATTTTGAATATTTAAGTTAGCATTTATTATTACGCCCGTGTAAATACCTGACCAGTTTTTAGTTTCAGTGCCTATTCCAAAACAAAAATATATTTTTTGTTCTTGTGCTAATAATTCTTCTTGTTTTGTAGTATCATTACCAAAGTAATTTCTAGAATTATCCACTATGTGGGCTAACATATCCTCTAGAACTTTATTTGTAAAAAATAATTTTTGAAAATTATTATCACTATCAATAAATTTAATCGTTAACTTAGTTGCATTAGAATCAGGGAAGCCTAATGAAAATTCAAAATGAGTTAAATATTTATTGTTTTTTGGTGTTAAAAAAAATATTCCCGGTTCTTCTATGAAATTATCAAAATCAATAATTTCAGATTTTCTATTTACAATAGATTTTATTTTATCTAAACTATTGCTTAATATTACGCTCGGTATAAATACTTTAGACATACTATAGTTGTGGTATTAAAATTCTATCACCAACATTTAATTGTTGAAATGGGTCGTATATATTATTGAATAACATTATCAACCAATCATACGTTACTGTATTATAGAATAAATCTGAAATTAAATCTGGGCGATGCTCATATCCTGCAGGAACGTAGCCAACTTCAAAATTTTTAAATGGTAGAGACTCTGAAAAAGATTCAAAATCTGGTGAGTTCAAAGAAGTTTTTAAAACCTTGTCACGATGTTTAACTTCTAATACTCCAAAAACGTAATGATTAATATGATTCATAATTATTTAAATGGATTATCTTTAGTATCCCAAACTTTATTAAATCCTGCTCTTCCAGGTCCAGGTCTTCTGCCTAGATAAGGAATATCTTTTCCAACTCCCTTCGCTGGTTTTAATGCTTCAATAGTTCTATTATTTAATTCTGGATTTGGACCTAAAATATCAAAGCTATTTCCAGCGAGATCATTCTGAGTTTTAAATTTAGCTAATGAAACATCATTATCAGGATTTCCACTTCTGTCGATATTCTCATTACCTTCTTGTGATTGTTGGAAAAGATCAGACTTAGTTTTTAACTTAGCTGCAGTTACATCCGCATCGTTAGTTACACTACCAGTTCCAGCTTCATTAGATCTAAACCCAGCCCCTGTAGTTTGCTGATAAGAATAAGGAACAAACGTGCGAGGATCTTCTATAGTTCTTGCTCTGTTTATTAATCCATCATAATAATAATCTAGCAAGTTCCTAGGTGATTTATCGTATATATTTGAATATGAGTCTGTGGTGCCATGTTTAATTATTGCTTCCCACCCAGCAATGTTATTACCTTTAATTTGGTCAAATGGTTCAAATTTACCAAAGTCACCAACTCTATTTTCTGAGAGATCCATTGAAATTTCAATAAGTCTTGGAGTCAATGACAATAATTCATAACCATAATTTTCTTTTAGTTTAACACTTACACTAGTGCAAATGCATGGTATATTTCTATACATACTCCCATGCATCAGGTAAACTGTTGGGGGTCCCAAAGAAGTATTGGTTGCATTGTTTAATACAGTTGATCTTGCCGCACCTACCCAAAACAAAACTCTATTCACGGCTTTTTTAAGAATACTTGTATCAACTTTTTGAACTTTAGTTGCAGTTGCAGTTCTAGAAACTGCTAAGTTTGTAAGTTCAAAATCTTTATAAAGCTCAATAAATTCATCAGAATTTAAAGTAAAAAAATCTATATTTAAATTACTTTGAATATCCCCTTTTCTACCTGTTCTAAATCTTTGTTTTTCTGACTCCTTATTATCATTATACATTCTGTAATTTGGATCAAATTTAGAACTCATAGTATATTCAGTTAAATATTCAATTACGTTTGGAAGAGTAATATTGAATTTTAATTTAAGTTCTCTGGACTTTGCTCCATAATATGCAAAAAGATTTCCAGGTCTCCCTAGTAAATCATAAGTTGATAAATTAGGCTTTTGAGATTCAGATATTTCTATATTCTCTAAAAATGGGATGTAAATATCTATAAATTTACCTGGCTTTTCTTGAGGATATCTTAAATACAAATAGGATCTTTCAGGTAAAAATCTAGGCTTATAATTTTTAGTAAACATATATTATCTCCCTGCAGTCCTTGTTACAGGTGGGCGTCTTGTATTATTATTAACATCCTTTAAGTGTGAGTTAGTTTGTTTATTTTCACGAACGATCTCACCCATTAGTTCAACAGCATTATTTGATAAAGGTGAATCACCAGATATAGACTTAGTAATACTATTCATAACTCTAGCAAAGCTATTCTCAAATCTAGCTCTGCTGTCAGTTATTACTAAAGGATCTGGAGTCTTTTTATCTATAGATTTGATTACTAGGTATGTTAGACCGGCAATAGCGGCGATGGTGGCAATGAAAGGAAGTAATGGTGCAAGGAACCCTAGTAATGGAGCTATTAGAGGCATCAAGAATCTACCTATCATGGGTAAAAAACTCAAAGCACTTCTAGCTGTCTTCATTCCAATTAGTATTCCCTTTATTGCTAGAATAGTGCTAAATGTTGCTGCTATCCATCCTGCAATTTTAGCTATAGGTTGGAGTATTGGACCTAATACTTGCAAAGACCAATTATAAATTTCGCTTATTGTGCTTCCAATAATTTCAAATGGTTGATAGAAAGAGTTTAGAATACCTTGAGTTGTGTATGCAGCGTTTCTAGTTTGGAAAGTATTAATATCAATATTTTGTAAAGACTTTGCAGCCTGCTCTAATTGAATTAGTTGTTCAGTCCCACCTAATGCTTCCCCCATCATTTGAAGTTGCTTTTGACCCATGGGTCCTGCAGCAATAGCCGAAGTTTTTTCCCTGAATGATCCTGCACCCTTTCTAATAATTTCCATTGCAGCAGCGGCAGCCTCGGCACCCGTGGAAGCTGTTTGGAATTTTTGAATAGCATCCGTCATTCCCAAAGCGATTGCTGTTTGCAAGTTATCTGGATTCATTGCAAACGACAGTGCTTGTTGAACTATCCTATCATTACCATTCTTTAGCTGTGCAGTTAACTGAGCAATACCTTCCGCCATAGCAGTATTTCCTGGAGCCAAGTATTGTATAGCTCCTAAGGATTCCGCCATCTGATTTAAGGAATCAACTACATGCTCTGTGCTGTCGCCATATTTTTTAGCAGTCTCATCTAAGGCATTCACCAGTAGTTCTGATTGATTTCTATTTAGTAATAGCTTAGAAGTATTCTCACTCATCAAAATTCTCAAGCCAGCCGTATCCTGACCCGTCAACTTCATTTGACTAATTAATTTTTGAGTTCCTGAATTTAATTTATTGATACCAACTTCGCGTAATAGTATAAATTCTTCAGCCATATCACCTAAAGACATACCAAACTCAGTAGATACTTTAGCCATCATATCGGCTTGAGTTGCTCCAGTAGCTAAAGCTTGCATGTTCATTTCATTGAATCTGTCTATCTGATCATCAAGTATATCTTTAGATCTATCCGCCATCGACTGTAATTGTATTAAACTTTTTTGAATTGCTTCTTCGTAATCTTCAGCACTTTGAGGCCCACCTTTTTTATTGTTAACAGTCATTGCCATCATTTCAGCAATACTCTGTGATAAACTATCAGAAAAATCATCAAATTTATTTAATAACTTATCAAATTTATTTTGTGGTGGAGTTACTTTCTTTAGATAATCTTCTAGAATATCAGTCGTTGTTGGAGCAGCCGCTGCTGCGGCTGCGGCTGCTGCAGCTTGATTCGCAGCATCCTTAACTGCATCAAAATATAAAGTTAAATTACCTAAAGCTGCTTGCAACTCTGGAGTATCATTACTTCCTAAATTTTTAATTGTATTTTGTAAAAGTTTAAATACCTCTTCTGAAGTTTTTATATCTGGGTTAGCTCCAGTTAGATTGCTTACCATCTCCTCAAAAACTTTAGTGGTATCCTTAACTTTAGCTGGGTCAATTCCTTTCAATGCATCAACAAAATTTATTAGTGGTCCGGGAGTTGAACCTGGGACTTTTATTTTATTGATTTCTTTAACTAAATAAATTAAATCCAGCATTCCTTTTACTGAACTTGGATTTTGATTTGGATTTTGATTTTGTTGATTATTATAATTGTTTGTATTTATAGAATTATTGATCTTATTTAATTTATCAAAGATTGACTTCAGTTGCTTTCCTGATTCACCTAATAAATCTGTAACCTTAGTAAGCTTTTTACCAAAGTTTGCCATATTAAGCAATTTAGTAGATTCATTAAATGTAACAGAGAACTTCTTAAATGATCTTTCAAAGGATTTGATTGTAGTTACTAAGCTGGTAAGTGGCCCTAGAGCCTCCTTCATCTTTTTATTAAATCTATTTAAATTGTTATCTGCTGTATTATCTGCCATACCTATTCTTTCTACTACCTAGTAGTAAATCTCTTTTAATTTCAACCAGCTTTAGGACCGCTACATCAACCGACTTAATTATTAGAGTCCTATATTTTATGTTTCCAAAGAATAATTTTAATGCTGTTTTTTCACTGTAGGTTACGAAACGTCTATTAAAGAATCTTTCAAATATTAATTCGTATTTAATTCTATCTACTGAGTCTAACTGAAATCCATTAATTAATCTGTTTCTAGTAGTTCTGGCAGTCCATCTCCCGTTGACGCTAATTTCATTATCTACAATAAGTAAGAGTCTTGGTCTTTCCTCTTTCTTATAAACTACATAACACAAATCCCCCTCCCTCAGAGCCATTTTAGTGGTTCTGACATAAGTTAGGTCGTAACCTTCTTTCCGCTTCTCTCCATCATTCATATTCCTATAAATTAACCTAAACTCAATAGGAACAAGGGATTCCGCCTCGGAGATGTCGTCGTTTTCCATTGTAAAATCAACATCTTCTTCCCAGTCGGAATAAGCTTCAAAGTCGGGCGGGGCATTTAGTTTTGCTTTAATTTTTAAATTCCTTAAAATTTTTAATAGCTGTCGCCTCTAATATGTATTAGATATCAAATTAATTTTGGTATATTTAACCCTTTATGAGTAATATAGATACGGAAATTGTTGATTTTATTGATTTAGTTAACTTTACTTTAAGTGAAGAGTTCATTGATAAGTGGAAGTTTAGATTCAGTGTTAAGTTCCTTAAGGAGTTTCAAGGTAAAGTAATTAAATCCTTGAAGGATAGGAAGCCAATAAAGCTAGAATCCCTATTTAAACACCTATCCAATAAGTGCGGATACTCCTCGGCTCAGGTAAGAAACTTCTTTGATGCTATAGATGTTAGCATCTATCACCCACTAATTTTGGGTAAGCTCTCCTCCTTGGATTGAGACTTCTTTAGGATATCCTGCTCCACCAACCTCTGCTTAACATCGCACTCCTGATTAAATAATGGGCACAGAGGCTTATATTCGCACCAGTCACAGAACTCGTTCTGCATAGCAGGGAACTCATCCTTCTTCTTTTTTCTAACCTTCCAGACCTTATTAACTTCCTTCTCACGCCACATATTGATGGCTGATTGAGGGAACTTAACTGCCACTAAATTATCCGAGAGCGGATAGTAGTGGGCACACCAAATCTCATTGAGGGGTATATTGAACTCCTTGGCGACCGCGAAGGCGTATCCCATGAGTTGTTTATCTCTGGATAGGTCTATCTTGCTCTTCTCTCTTTTGGAGGTCTTGTAGTCGATTATAAGCAGTCCACCCTTGTCTCCCCGGACGATGCGGTCGATAAAGCCATTATACTTAATTCCCTCGGCTAATTCGACTGAGAACTCATGCTCAACAGCTAGAGTTTCCCCCAGCCCAGCATTGAATCTCATAAAGTTAGTTAAGCATTGGGTTATGCGATCTTTATAAACTAATGGGACTTTATAATCTTTTTTAATATTTTCTGCAATTTTCTCTAGCGCCGAGATATGATTCTCGGTATGACCAAGCTCAAAAATTCTGTGAATATAGGTTCCGAAGTCCAATGCGTCCTCGTTTTTTGATGGGTAGCCCGGAAGCTTCCTTATGTATCTATAGTCATACTTGAGCAAGCACTGATCTATTACGTCGGATTTTGTATTACTTAATCGGTCTAAAAACATGATTTCCTCAAACTATATTAGAGACTACTTAATTAAAAAATTCGAGGGAAAGTATAAATTAATTAGCAGTGGCCGGGAAATGATTATCCCATCTATCTTTTTAGATAGTGATGCCAAGCGCCACATGTCAATTAATTTAGATACTGGGCTTTGGCAGTGCTTTAAATCTGGTGAAAAGGGCAACTTTATTCACCTATATTCCCAACTTGAAAGATTAACTTACAAGTTAGCTTATCAGAAGTTCTTGGTCGATGAGTTTTTTGCCGAAGAAGTTAAGCCTGCTCCAGAGAGTAAGAATAATACTGAGGAAGAACTTAATAAGTTATTTGCCCAAGATTTTAAGAAGCTAGACTTTGCCAATACTTCTTGCCACTATAACTCCCAGGCGATTACGGCTCTAATCGACCGTGGCATCGTAGAATATGGAGACTTCTACGTCGCAGATCAAGGTCTTTATTACGGAAGATTGATTATACCCTATCGAAACCGAGACAAGGTATTCTTCTTCCAAGGTAGAACCTTATCCAATCAGAATCCTAAGTATTTGAACTTCAAAGGCATGAAGTCGTCTTCAGTTCTATTCCCCTTCAAATACGACTCGACTGATCCTCTCTACGTGTGCGAGGGTGCTATTGATGCGATGTCATTACAGTTAATGGGATTCAACGCCACCACTACAATTTCTTGCCATGTCTCTATGGCGCAGCTAGAACAACTGAAATACTATCAAGGCAAGATCGTAGTGGCTTACGACAATGATCGTGCTGGGTTAGATGGTTTGCGCACGTTTGAGCTTCGCCGTAGAAGAGCTAGAATGCCAGGATTCAGCTACTGCTTCCCCCCCTCAGGCTTCAAGGATTGGAATGAAGCATTTGTCAAAAACCAACAAATGCTTCATGATTATCTAAAAAGCTACAAGCACTTCGACCTGAATGAGTGGGATACTATGAGATCATTAGATACATTGGATCAGATATGATAGTCTGATTAAGGATATCATATTTTGCTCTAATGCAATACACACCTTGAATTGATCCAAAGTTTCCTGCTAATAGTTCAGGATGTGTTGATAACTCATTCGTGTCCCAGGTTAGGATCATCACATTGTCTCCAACTACTTGCACGCTAGCGGAGGTATCTGCGAACGATGATACTGTTATGCGAGCAGGAAGAGTTATTGCATCGTTGTATTTTTGAATTTCAATAGATGTATTGCTTATTAGAGTTTCCCTTAGTAAGTTCTTTATTGAGGAATCAATCGTCGTATTCTCTACGTGGATATCTGTAGCTACTTTAATATCCACCTTTGATCCAAGAGTTATCTTGCTATTTACCAGCCTGCTCTTAGACTTTACCATCAAAGGTTCGGTGACTACAGTAAACCCACCTTTGCGTAAACTAAAGTCATTAAAGACCACTTGAAGATCAGAATTTTCATACATTCTGATGGTCCAAGCATCCAAGTAATCTCCTGTGGCAGACACTGAATTTTGAATCTCAGTATCAATATCGTTTAAATTAATTAAACCTATTTGATCTGAGTTAGCCCTCCCATCCAGGACGACAATATACTTTCCAACTCCAGTCTTAAATATACCATCAGATCCTTCGGCAAAATTAGAAGCATCATAATAAACGCTGGAAGTATTAGCTTCATAATTATGGAAGTTCATTAATATTAATGAACTTAAAGTTGGATCTAGCAGGTTATCAGATGAAGCAAGAAGTGAGGAAGGATACAGATTACCTGATCTTGCATAGATGGTTACTGCACTGATTTCAAAAGGATCTACATACTCGCCATCACTGAGGAAGTGGGCCTGCAATCCCACGCGGGAAGCAACCACAGGGCGGCTATGTCTATCACTGACGTTTATATTGTTCAATAGCATCTTTCTCGGCCTTTAATTGATCAGCATAAAGTTTTAAGAATACCCCTCGTTCTATCTTGGTCATATCCTTAACATCGCTATAAGTAAAATTGCATTTACTTACCAATATGTAGGCTTCAAAGAGCAGATTTTCTAAATATAATTCATTTACGAGGTCACTGAAAAAAAATTTTCGGTTATCGGAACCGCCATTTCAGTGTACCCACCACAGCTATTGCATTCGTAAATAAATCTAGGATCTAAACCTAGATCAGGGCGCATAATATGGTTTATAATAAATTTAATGTCCATAATATGCATTTTAGGTATAGCTTTGCTTATAAATACCGGATCTTTAACTCCGTCTAGCTCAGAAATAAATCTCCAAATATTATTATAAATCTGCTCCTGGCTATTTAAATACTGCTCATCCGACACCCGTGGGAATCTAACCTTAGCCTTCTTCTTAAGTTTTGGCAGGGTTATTTCTCTTGGATCAGTGATATCTTCTGGTAACTTATTAATTGATAAGTTAGATAAATCTATACTAACTTCTGATTCAGCCGAGCACTTAGGGCAGGTTATGCTTGCAGGATAAGTGGCTCCATAGGATATTTCTCTTACTTTTAATAGTAGGAACAACTTATCCATTAGCACTAGCGAGTTGGTGTCGATGCCTTGAACACACCTATTTATAATTAAATTTACTGGATTTATCTTATTCTTTAAGCTGGACGCTAATTGCTTTTCATCCTCAAACTTAATTGGAGTAACTGTCACCTTGGCAGTCCCTGCAGCGTAAAATCTACCTTCCGAGGGTAGATCAACGACCATATCCGTTTCTGACGGCATCTCTCCGAACAGCTTTTCCAACCTAGAATCTCTATCACCTACGTTATCTAATTTTGCCATATAATTCCTTTACTTACTATAATAGTGAGTATGAAAATTAGAGTAGGAATTATAGACTCCTTAATAGAGACTGATAACCCACAAATTATAAAAGTTTTATCAGACAACTGGGCTTTCCCAGTTCAAGGTCATCAGTATACCCCAGCCTACCAAAGACGAGGTTGGGATGGTAAGAAGCGGTTTATAACTCCCGGTGGAAAGTTTAAAACTGGGCTTTTAAATGGCATCCTAGCTGACCTTGATAAGGTAGGGTGCAAACCCAGTATAATAAGAGATTACGAGCCTCGCACGGGATTTGTATTTGAAACCCAGATCAAGGAATTTAAACTTTTTGATTACCAAGAAAAAGCTGTCTATGAAGCTCTAAAGGCTCAAAGAGCTTTAATACTATCGCCTACGGGATCGGGCAAGACTTTAATACTAGCTGCTCTTCTTACGGCCTTCTCAGAGGATAAGGTTGTGATTCTATTCGATGAGCGCAGTATCCTTACTCAAACCTTTGAATACCTAACTAAGAAGTGTGGATTCAAAGACGTTGGAATTAATCTCGGTGGAGATTACAAAGATGGTAGAATAATGTTGTCTACCGTTCAAAGTATCGAAAAGATATTTGATACACATTTAGAACAAGCGGAGGTGTTGATTGTTGACGAAGTTCATAAATTCTGTAGAGGTGAGATTGCGGTCGCTGCTATTCAGAGCTTTCCTAATGCTCAATACCGTTTCGGATTTACAGCTACTCTTCCAGACGATCCTATTGGTCAACTCACATTACGAGGCGCGTTTGGGGATAAAATAAGCACCAAAACAACCCAGGAGCTTATTGATGAGAACAAGCTAGCAAAACCTGTTATTCAAATTATTGAATATACAGACGACCTCAAGCCTGAGGATATGGATGATACTTACATTAACCTGTATGATAAGTTTATTGTAAACTCAGAGAAGCGTAATAAGATGATCGTAGAATTAGCTGCTAAGATTGCTGCTGCTAGTTCTGAGGCTAAGGTCTGTATCCTGGTCAAGAACCTAGCACACCTAGAAACGCTTAGGAAGGCCATTCCAAACTCCTTCACCCTAGAGGGCATCAACTCCCTTTCAGAGCGCCAGGAGGCTATTAAAGGCTTCTTAAAGTCCAAGAAAGCTGCCTTCCTCATCGGCACCAAAGTCCTTCAGACTGGAATTAATATTGAAGAGATTAGCCATCTTATCAACGCTCGTGGATTGAAGGATAAGATACCTACGATTCAAGGTCTTGGTCGTGGTATGCGAAAGGCTAAAGACAAAAGCTCAGTAATGGTATACGATTTTATGGATGAAATACCTTACATGCGCGAGCACTCTAAGGCTAGAATCAAACACTATCGAAAAGAAGGCCACGACATATTGTGGATTAAATTATGACTATAAAAGCTGAAACTCTATTAGATTCTTTATATAATTTCACACCAACTCAACAAAATACGTTAGAGCGTTTGAGTGATGAGATTAAGGCATTGAAAGGTAAGAAGATTGGGTTGGATACTTTGAATTCATTAACTAGCATCTACAGAGAGTTAGATGGGATACGAGAAAATGTAATGCTTAGATTGGTTTCATCTTTGAAGCGTGGTGATAAGGTAAACTAAATTAAACATTCAATATAAACTAATCCAGGACCTCCACTACCTCCGCTACCACCCTGATGAACTTGACTTGGATTATTTCCTGCAGCAACTGCACCACCACCCCCACCCCCGGAACCAAACCCCCCATTTCCACCTTCGCTACCATTTGTAGCAGATGAGGGGGAAACTGTGAAATACCCACCATAACCCCCACTAGATAAAAAAGGTAATCCAACAAGAAAATTAGTTAAAGATCCCATTGAATTAAAATTACTATAATTATTCCAACTATTTAAACCATTAACATTTTTAGGTCTAGTATCTACAGTGGTTAAAATGTATGATGGAAATTCAGTTATTCCTGTTCCTGCTGAATTTGTGAATCCACCTACCCTCCCTGAAATATTTGGATTACTAGCATCCCCACGAACTGCATCACCACCACATCCCCCCGTGGAAAATGCAGTTGTACCATTTAATACTGTTGTTCCCCCTAATGGATATTGTGTAATTCCAGTATAAAAAGTTTTACATCCATTACTACCTGAAGACCCTCTTGCTATTGATGGAAATCCAATTGTTCTAAATGGGAAAATTGTGGTTAATGGTATAATTCCTCCTGCCCCTCCTGGGGCCATTGCAGACACATTTGTATCAATATAAGCTCCAGCAACACCACCACCTATCCCGCTAGTTCCTAAACATAATATATTTCCAACATTAGTATCTGGGTATGCACATACATACGTATTTCCTCCACTAGACCCTGATACTGCACTAGTGGTTGTTGTAGTTCCATCATAATAATCTCCTGATCCACCTAATCCACCTTGCCCGCAATTAATGTATAAAGTATCTGGAATGAACATGGCTGGAACAAACAGTGAAAACATTCCACCACCTCCGCCCCCGGCCCCGCCTCCTAAATAATTTGCATTTCCACTACAGGATTGTCCACCTCCACCACCACCTCCACCACCTAATACAAAAATATTTACAAACTTACATCCGGCTGGTTTATTCCAAACTTTCCAATTAGATGTTTGCCCAATTTCACCAAAGAAAAATGCTGTTTGATGTTTATCAGAATAAACTAAATTAGTATTTTGTAAAGTCATAATTAAAAAATAGAGATTATTATTACAAACCCAGGACCGCCATTACCACCATTACCACCATAAACTAAAGCTCCTGTTGCACCACCACCTCCCCCTCCACCAGAGCCCCAAGATCCTTCACCACCGTTTCCAGCGTTACCATTATATTGACCACCCCCACCCCCACCACCTAAATTAAATAATGGATAATTTATATTAGTTATATCAAAATTTGAATTATTTATCATACAAGTTTTTGATCCTGGTTCTCCATTCATTCCTAAGTCTCCACCTGATACGGCATGAATAAATTGATGCCTAAGTGCATTATTATTAGATGGCAAACAATTTCCACCCCTATATGCAGTAACGGCTGTTACATTTGTTCCACCTCCACCTCCACCACCCACTGTAAAAAATGTAGCCTGAGTTGAAGTACCAGATGCCAGCCTACCACCCGCACCACCATTTACACTATAAGTACTATTATCAGCATCACCGTAGGTAGTAATACTAGGAAAACTTATTGAATTGTATGAATTATAAATACTACTACTATTAGGAACTGTAGGATTATAACCATTTTGACCTCCAGCAGTACTGGTTCCACCAGCACCCCCAGAAGTTGAATTAACTGATGCAATTAAAACCATTGCAATACCTGGACTTGGGTTAGAGATAAAAGAAACTTTAGATGGATTTCCTGGTAATCCAGCAGTTCCAGCATTACTATTGTAACCGCCTACCCCTCCAATACCTCCGCAACCTGGAGTTACATATAATTTATTAGGTAGCATAGTTGCATTAAATAATCCAACAGCGGTTCCACCACCTCCACCGCCACCCCCACCACCAACCCCTGCAGTGGCAACTAAGGATGTATATGATCCACCTCCACCACCACCTCCACCCCCACCAACTGCAAGAATATACACAAATTTACAACCATTAGGTTTATCCCAAGTATATTCATAATTTCTTAAAGATATTTGATTTGCTCTTGTTGCAGAGGCATCGCCTGTAGGTCCAGGATAAAATGAAATTTTATTGTTGGTATTTGAAATTAAATTTAAAAATTGCGTAGTCATATTAATAACATATAATTGCAACTATACCAGGTCCCCCATCTCCACCTCTACCCCCAATACTTCCCGACCCACCAGTAGTCCCACCTCCCCCTGCACCACCAGACCCAAATCCACCATGACCACCATTACCAGCATTTCCTGTAGTGCTTCCTCCCCCTCCAGAACCTCCAGTAGAACAAAGCATATAATTTTTTATTATTGATTCAAAATTTGAAGTTAAATTTAAGCCATGATTATACCCATTTTGACCACTACTTCCAGGTGCCCCACCAATTCCACCAGGAATAAATGAATTAGTTAAACCCATTAATGATTTAATTAATCCACTTACTAAAACATTTCCACCATTATAAGCTACCCCTGCGCTAGCTCCACCTCCACCAGCACCTGGACCACACATGCATCCTCTGTAAGAATTAGCCGAAGAATCTACAAAAGAAACATTCGCTGCATTACTACTGGTAGTTCCTGATGTAGTTGCAATTCTAGTTCCAGCAGACCAAAGAAATCCTAGAAAATTATATTTTCCTGTTTGAGTAAATCCATTACCTCCACTTCCTCCCGCAATAGTTGCAGCGAAACCTTGATTTCCTGGGGTTGCAACACAAAGTATGTATTCAGTTGTAGTATCTGGAAAATAGCATACATAACTATAACCTCCGCCCGTACCTGCATTGGGTGATGCGCCACCATTAACTTGTCCAGTCCCCCCAATTCCACCATACCCAACTTTTACATATAGAGTGTCAGGTAAAAGAGCAGCGGGAAATATGTTGTGTGTGTATCCAGCAGATCCGCCCCCGCCCCCGCCACCAGCAGTAGCCCCAGTCGCTTGAGCACCACCACCTCCACCACCACCTCCACCACCCATGCAAAATATATAAACTAAGGAAGCAGTTTTTGGTTTATTCCAAACTTTCCAATCGGTAGTTATTGCTGTATTAACTACAGGACCAGTAAAGATTTGAACCATCTCATTATCAGAGTATGGCTTTGAATAATTTTGAATCATAATACATTAATAATCACCAGCAACCACCGACACATACCAGCCTGTAGATAAGTTAGCACTAGAACTTATAAGTATATAAACTCTATAAGATGCAGGTAATTGAAGCATTAATGGGACTTCTACGTGGGATGTTGCAGTTGTATTAGATGCTGTTGACGTAGGTAATGAATATTGCATAAATAAAGTATTGTTTGCAGCAGTTCCGTTAGTGCTACCATTATTTATAAATATTCTAGCTACTGATGCAGTAGAGTTTGTTCCACCGGCTTCAAATATTAATTTTTGAACGAATCCACCATTAGATCCTGCAGTGTAAAGAAGAACAGCACTTGTCGTTCCATCATAGGCAGTTGAAGTAGTTCCTGTTACAGCAACAGTTCCAATAGGATTTGTAGTTCCCCAAGTTATTTTTGGTGTTACAGTAAAAATAGGACTTGTATTTGCTGGCATATTAATTTCCTTTTACGGTGATATTAAACCTCTGACCATGGCATGTAATACTCCAAAGTAATTTGGAACAATACTTGCATTAATATTATAGTAGTTTGTAGCACTTACACTGGTTATAGTTAAAGAGCTAGTAGAACTATCATAAGTCATTCCTGGGCTACCGGAGAATGATCCGTTATTATTAAATTGAACTTGAGTATTCGATCCACCTGGAGTAGCTCCTACAGATGAAGCTATCCACTTAGTTCCACTATAAATTAAAGCTTTACCTGTTGATGGATTTAATGGACTTGAAACGTCAGTTAATCCGCTTAAAGATCCCGCAGGCAACCCATAATAAGTTGTAGCTTCAAACGTACCGGCAACTTTAACTCTACCAGTACCTACACCGGAATCTGGAGTTATAAGTATTGGATAAGTTTCATCAGTAAAATTGATAGTATTTGTATTGTAACTATTAGAATCTATAAGTGCAGTATTTAATTTATTAGCAGCATTTACAGTATTTACATTTAAATCTCCATCAATAATAGTTACTGTTGGACACCCACTAAGAAGACCATTATTATTAAATTGAACTTGAGTATTAGACCCACCGGCAAGTAATGGGACAGACGACGCAATCCACTTAGTTCCGCTATAAGTTAATACCTTTCCATTGCTTGGGCTTAATGGGCTTGAAACATCTGATAATGTGCTAAGAGCGTAATTAGTTGGGATATATAATCCAGATGTTGAATTATAAACTAATGTTTGATTATTTCCTGGGATGGATGATGCAACATCGTGGATCTCATCCATGTCAATCGAACCACGAATTGTTACAAATAGGATTCCATTAGTGTTGTGTGCTCTTACAACACGACCCATCTGGAAATATCCATGTCCAGGTTTACTTGGTCTATAGTTTCTAAGTTCGCCTGGAGTATCACCTAAGTAAGCGATGTCACCATCATTAAATTGAGCAGTAGGAAGTGGAATTCCATTTACCTTACCAAAAGTAGTGACAAATCCTGAACTATTATCAGGAATTGCTTGGGTGGCTACACCAATGATGAATGCAGTCTCAGAGTTTGTTGATGATGCTGATGCAAGTGCAACATTCAACTTACCTGATCCACCTGTAGTTCCGCTTACATACACTACTTTACCATTAGCAATCGTAGCGCCGGATTTATTTTCAACAAGCATTACTTGTTCTTGTCCGACTTGCAATGTAGTATCAGTAGTGGTTTGAATATCTAACGTTTGATCAGTTGAATTCCAAGATATCTGCCCAACTGCTAATGTCGTAGTTACACCAGTATTAAATTGTATTGCAGATGCAACGTAGTAATTAGTTGAGCTTAGAGAACTTACAGTTGAGTTCCAAGTAAGTGCTGGACTTCCACTAAATACTCCATTATTATTAAATTGAACTTGAGTATTAGATCCCCCTACAGTTGCAGACCCTGGAAGATTTAGATACGTAGTTGCACTTACTGTGTTAGCACTAACTGTAACTGCAGATAATGCAGAAGTTTGAAGCAGATTAGTTGTAGAATTAAATCTTAGTTGTGAAGAATCATTAAACGATGTATCCCCACCATAGAAAATTAAGTTACCAGTACTAGCTCCGGTAATTTTAATTGCTGTAAATGTTCCGTCAGTAGCTACTACGCTATTAGCGCAAATATTAGATGCACATAATTTATTTTGATCATAATCAAATGTTACTCCAGCACTTGATGATAATGCAACTGAAGCACCATTAGGTGCAGTAAATACAACTCTCTTGGTTACTGCTGGGACAGTGTTAGTAGGGTCTGTCCCTTGTGGACCTTGTGGTCCTGGACAGCAAGACCCTTGAAGTCCTTGTGAGCCTTGTGCTCCTGATGCTCCTTGTGCTCCTGCTGGTCCTTGTGCTCCTGCTGGTCCTTGTGCTCCTGCTGGTCCTTGTGCTCCATTAGATCCATTAGTTCCATTAGTTCCATTTGAACCATTCGCACCATCTGCTCCTTGAGGTCCGATTGGACCTTGAGCACCAGATCTCCCTTGGTTCCCCTGAACTCCTTGAATTCCAACTCCATTTTCACCATTATTACCCTGATGTCCTTGACGACCCTGATTACCTTGATTTCCTTGATTACCCTGATTTCCTTGATTACCTGAAGCTCCTGTATTTCCTTGATTACCTTGATTACCTGAAGCTCCTGTATTGCCTTGATTACCT